ACGATTTTCTCGCCACGCATCCAGCCGAATCTCCGCCACCATTCTTTGATCCGATGCGTGAGTGTAGCTCCGCAGTGACCGATCAATTTCCGCCACCGTCCCGCCCTTGTTGATCTCCGCAACCCATAGCGAGTAATGCTTTACCTCGGCCAGCCTCATCCTCGCCGCCGCTCCCCTCGGACCCTTGTCATTGACCTCCGCTTGTCGCGGCGGGACTGGCTCTGGCATTTCCTCCGGCGTCACAGGCACCGGGGCCAGACGCTTCTTTGGTGGCTTCTCCGCATCAACGCTACCAGGCATCGGCTTCGTCGGCCTGTTAACCACGATCCGCCCCCTCGCCGCCTGCGCCGCTCCCACCTGCGTCTTCCTCGCCGACCGCCACTCTACAGCCTCGGCCAGAGTAGATGGCATTCCCGAATGGATGAGTTGGTGGACGCGACCGGGGGAAATTCCCAAAGCTGTTGCAAGTTGGCGTATGGACATGGTGACGCTAGACGGTAGGTGTCTAGTGTCAAACCGATGGGATATAGACATTTCAGCAAATGACGAGAGACACATCAACCGCGGCAAGCCCCATGAGTTAAAAGATTCCTTACCGGGGGGGGGAGGGCAGCGAAAAAGCTTGACAATGGCAACTTAAAAATCCCTTCTATCATCCCTATGGCTTTGGATATCCGTTCGGGAAAAGCTTCTGTCTCAGTTCTGCCACCATTTGCGAAAACCGTTTCCGGTCGGCGTTGGTGATCTTTACGTACTTTTTGGGTTTCATAATTTTTCGCGGAATTGGCAAAGGTCGCCGATGATTTCGACGTCGATGGAATATGACTTCTCGCCGTCTCTCCATTTGGGGATGAAAACTTTCTCGGTTTTCTTCGTTTTCGTATCGGTTATGACGCTGATTATGTTGTCCGCGTCGTATTCCGGCCCCCGGCTCTCCCTCACCTGGCCGTCATCGTTCGTCGCAGAGAGAATGAAAATGTATAGGTCAAGCTCCACGGCCAGGGACTTGAAAACAGATGTCGCCATCGTGACTTCCTCGTCTCGTCTCATGTCTTTTCGCCGTGGGAAATTAAGCTTCTGAAGGTAGTCGATCAACACCACCTTCAGTCCCATCTTCTTCTTCAGGATACGGATTTGAGCTTCGATGCTGTCCAGCGTCAGGGCGTTCCGTTTCGAGTCGTAGATTTCCAGCGGCATCTCAGCCATCCGAGTCTGAACGGCTATAAAACTCTTTAGCTCGCCCTGCGATAGCTTGGCGCTTCTCAAGTTCCGGCTACTTATTCGTCCCCTGTTTGCGAAAATCCGGTCAACGTACTGTCGGTAGGGCATCTCGCCAGTAAAGATGGCTGAAGGCATCTCACGGCCAAATGCGGCCAAAAGAACGTGCTCCATGCCGAGCATTGACTTGCCTGAGTTCGTCGGCCCCATAATGATCGTAATTTCCCCGGGCGAATAGCCGCCCACCCGCTTATTGATTTCGTCGAGCGGGGAAGGCAGCATCTCTTTGACCTTGACCCCGCTCGCAATATCCTCTTTTTCCTGAAGGTAATCCGCCAGCAATCCCTTGCGCGTAACCACGGCGTCTCTGGCCATTGACTGCGAGACCAGCGTGATGGCCGCATCTGCTTCCGAAACCAGCTCGATAGGCCGGTCTTGCTCGTCATACGCTCGCTGCGCGTATTCAGAGCAAGCACGTATCAACCTGCGGAGAGCCAATTTTTCCCGCATCATTTCGAGATAATAGGTTGCGTTTGTGGATGTTTCGACGAATGCGAAAATCTCGGTGACTGCGGCTGCGCCCCCCACTTCTTGTAGTAGGCGAGTGTCTTCCAGGAACGCGGTCATCGTCACGAGGTCGATCGGCTTTCCTAAATCCGCCATATTCAGGGCGGCAGTGAAAATCAGGGCGTGGATGGGGTTGTGGAACCATTCGTCGGTGGCTCCGTTTTGTTTGCATATCCCGATGGTCCGGTCCGGGTCGAGCAGGATAGAGCCGAGAATGGCCTTCTCTGCGTCTTGGCTTTGGGGTAGTTGGCGTACGTTGTTCATGATCCGATGTTTGGGAGTTTGAATTCATCGGGGGCGGCGAATCCCTTCCACCGGTTGGCCCGGTCCACCTCGCCCCGAAAATTATTTAGGAATGTCCCTAGGTCATGGCGCAAGACCCTCTTTGGGTTCGATTCCTCGCCCTTGTAGTATTTCTCTACGGCGGCAAGGTCGTCACCCTCGATCTGCCCAAGTTCTTTGAAGGTCTTGATTTCTTTAGTGCTCCATCCTGTGGTCTCACGCCGGTGAAAAATCTTGGCGATTCTCTTTGCCTCAGTGCTTTCGGGAAGATTGGAAGATTTCTTCTCACCGTCCCCTTTGGGGACTATAGGGGTACCCGAAGGTGAAGAAGAAGAAGAAGGGGTTGGTTTTTGGTTAACCCCAGTGGTTGGCTTTTGGTTAACCAAAAGCGGGTTTCCTCCCCGTTTTCCGCACTCTCGGCGGATTTGGCAAAGGTTTTCGTCCCTCACCATCCGTCGAGAAATGATCGCGCCGGAATCTTCGCACACACCATAAACGCCATATGCATGAAGCTTGGTTAGGGCTTTGGTTAGGATTTGGTTATCCAAACCAAGAAGACGGGCCAACGCGTCTTCTGGCATCGGAGATCCATTCAGGAGTAATTTCCCACGCTGGTCGGATTCGTGCATGATGCACAAAATTTCAAACCAGATACCGCGGGTCTCAAAATCAAGAGACTGAACGCCGGGATCTTTTCTCCAATCGGCCGGGTAAAATTGGAATGCAGGCATCTTCATATTGTCGCCCCTAATCGCTTTGAGAACTCTTCTTCTACCCAATTATCGGCACCAATCCCAAACCTGGCCGCAACCTCAAGCTTCACCTTTATCGTAATTGGGAAATTTTTATTAAATTTATCCTCAATATCCTTCCTTCCAGCCTCACCAAAGACGCTGGCAGCCTCCTCACTAACACGCTCAGGAAGAAGGATCGTAACTAGATCGAATGTCGATGAAGGGCAATACAATCCAAAAGTAAGCCACCGAAACTTAATTGATGAAAAATATCCCTCCCTAATGAACTGCCACTGGAGCGCGTAATCATTTTCTTTCAGTCTCTCCATCCACAATCCTGAAATAATTTCCATATTGAGGTCAGGGTCTTCTTTATCATTCTTACGAATTTCTTCCGTAATGCCGGTCGTCTCGTCGCTTTTTTTAGGTAAAATCCCGCGTGACCATTCCGTCACCCTTGCATGGCAATCCTCGCAGATGCATATCAGGGAGCCTGCGGGATACATCCACGGGCTTTTCCCGCTCGTATAATAGGAATGGTGGACGTTCAGGGTGGTGGTCCCATCGCCGCAGATTTGGCATCGGAAATCAGCATATTGCATAATCTCCAACCGACATCTCTGCCAGCGGGGGTCGCGGAGTTTTTCTGAGTAGGTCATATCAATAAAAGGCCCCCGCACCCGTTTGTAGGAACGAGCCGACAAGCGCGAAGAGACGCACAGGTACGAGGGCAAGGTGTTGATTTTATTCTCTTCGCTGTCATGAGTTTGTCGGCTCGATTTGGATGCTGTCGCTTTCAGCCGGATCTTGCAAGCGTTTTGTTCCCGTCGGTGTCGGCGAGAACCTGGTTGATTTCCTCGCAGACCTGTCCGCGAGTCATGCGACAAAACGGGTCTCGAATCTTGGATAAAAGTCCTCTGGCTGCGGCGAGTTGCTGCGCTAGGGTCGCCGTCACGGTTAGGGTGCTGTCTTCCAATTCAGCCAGGTGGTCAAGCCCTTCCCGGTAAGAGCGGATCACGCGGACGATAGCCCCGTTCGGAGCCGCTTCCAGTTCCCGGTGGCATTTGTATTGCTGCGGGGTCGGATTCTTCCCCGGCAATTTCACTTCCCAGTGGACGCTCAGGCCGTGAATTTCAAAGGCGATGTCGGGCATCCCTGGCGCAATCTGGCTGCGTTTTCGGGTGGGCTGCATTCGGGGCCGGTGACCGCGACGGTATAGCAGACTGTAAAGCTGCCCCTGCAATTCCATTTCGGACTTGGCAACGGCACCCGCTTCCGCCTCGTCGTATGTCACTCCAGATTTACCAAAGGATTTCCGGTCCTTGGTGGACATCATGAGCTTTTGCTTGTCGGTCAAATCTCGGATATCCATTTAGCCTCCCGCAGTCCAGCGTTGTAAGCTCGCAACAAATCCAGAGTCGCGATGTCGTCAAGGCATAGGCAAAGGTCGCTGCAAAGGTTGCGGTAATAAAGTTCGTTCATAAGTTCTGATTTGGTTTTTGTGCCGTGGATTTTGTGAAGCTGAAGGATTATTAGATCACGCTCAGTCATAATTAAAAAGGGGTCCCGGCTGGGTGTTGATGCCCAACCGGAGATTTCTCAAAACGGTAGGGCCTTTGAGTCGTCTTGTTCGGTGGTAGGTTCATGACTGGCAGCGGGAGCTTTCTTAGTTACGATCTCCTTCCAGTTGCCGAGAATCGGTCCCTTTTCGCCAGCTTCCCGCGCTTCTTTTCCAAGGTCTTGCACGACAAATCCCATGTTCCCCCACTCGTCTTCCCCGTCTTTGTTGTCGAAAAAGGTGAGGTCCAGGTAAGTCCCTTTCTTGCCCTTGTAGAGTTTTTCTCTGATGATTTTTGTAACATCGATTTGTGCTTTTCTCATGATGTTTTCTTTGGTGGTTTTGATGTTGTTTTGGTTACTGATTGGGAATTTTGAGCCGTGGGAGAGCGTCGGCATAAGCCGCCTTATAGCTCGCCACAAATTGCGCTAGAGCGGTTTCGAGTTTTGCGGTGTAGTCATTGCGCCGAACGATGATGTGTAGCGGCATCAGGCCGGGGAAATAGCTCCAGAAATGCCACTCAGGCAGCCCGGTAATAGCCATTGATCCATGGACCTGTTGTGCGTAGGCAGCGGGGAGTCCCCCATCTAATACATAGCCGACGTGAACTTTGGGCGATGGGCATTTGATTTCCACCCCAGAAACTAAAGTTTCCCCTTCGTAAATCAACCCATCCGGCGAGCATCCGCAGACGCCATCATCCCCCAGGACGAAGCCGACTTCCTCAACTCTAAGGGTGCCGTCAAGAATAGTTGCGAACGCATCCCGAGCTTCCGGCTCGGTCTCTTTGCCCCGGTCCGTAAATTTGTTGCCGAGCCACTCCTCCCAATCAGGGCAAAACGACTCGCCGATTAGCTCTCGGATGTAGCCCGTGGAGCTTTTCGACAACTCGCCTTTAGCCGCCGTGATAATGTCAGAGAAACGGGAGGCCGTCGGGTGGCCCTTGCGGATGGCGATCCACTCGGGCGAGCCCTGTTCAATGTCGCGAAATATATTCATTCAGATTCCTCTTCTGCGGTGGCGGTGGCCTCTGGCAACTCAGGCGGAGTGAACGGGTCAAGCGGTTCGGAAATCGCTTGCACTTGCTTTGCCGTCTCGAATCGGCGTGATTCGATTTTGTCGGCGTCATGATCTAATGCCTCGCGGAATTCCGGGGAAAGCTGAATCCATTTTGAGAGCCGCCGAAAGCAAGTTTTCTTTGCCATCTCGTCATAATCCGTGACCCATGGGCCGAACTTGCCAGAGCGAGACCGTGCGCGAATAGCGTCAACATCTTCGCGTGGCATCACCTCGCACTTTTCCGAGCCGTCTTTGAACCGAACCAGCGCATAGTAAGCGTAAGCATTTCCCCGCGCTTCCTTGAAATTAATCGAGTGTTTCTTAATTTCCCCCCGGTCAAACTCAAAAATGTCATTGTCACAAACTTTATCGGCGTGAATGTTGGCGACGGTGCCGGAGCGCATAGCTAGGTCCACCAACCCTTTGTAATCAATAATTAGCTGGCATTCTGTAATGCCGAGCTTTCGATTTTCAAAGGGGATGAGGTGAGCATTTCGACCGTCCGGCTCAAGCCCGAGTTGCGAGAGAGTCAAGAGCGCGTTGAAGAAGCTACCTTGATGACAATCCTTGAGCTTTGGCGTCCGCATAAGACACGTTGCCGCAACCCGAATAAAGCGTTCTGGCGTCAAATGCGTAGGCAATGCTCGCGTAACTTGGGCCCTGAAATCCTCGCTTTCGAGGAGTCCCTTGATGGTGGCGGGAGCCTTTACGGCATCCTTAGTAATTTGGGTCTCGGTTGCGCTCATTTCGATTCTTCCTTAACGAGTGTCATTCCGAGCAGGGCGGCTTCAGCTTGCAGGTTTTTGATGCGCGTGTCGCTGGACGATTTGAGCTTTTCAAGGGCCGCTGCAATGCTCCGGCCATCGGCGAAATTATCTTTATCACGTACGCTGAAAAACTCATTTTTGTCGTGCATGGTTAAAATCACGCCAATGGACGAGAGCCCGTTTTCCGCAAGGGCGTTCCGCATTTCGGCAATGATGTCTTTTGGCGTTTCCGCCGGTGTTGTTGTATTCATGATTTTGGTTTTAGTTGGTGGTTTATTCTGTGAGGCCGTCTTGGATGAGATTGTCCTCAATTGAGCTGAGGATGTCCGGGTCTATATAGTCCACGATGTCGAGCCGAGCGGTCGAGACTTTGCCGGTGACATCTCGGGTCTTGCGGACTAACTCGATGCTCTGGATCTCAACCCCTGGGTCCTCGCCGGGGTAGCAGTCCTCAGGAGCACCTGAGATATATGGTTCCGTGCCGGGGTCGTAGTCGTATTCGATTTCGACTTCGATTTCGATTGTGGTTGTTCTTGTCATTTTATGGGTTTGATTTGGATTCTCGGGGTCAGGGTCTGTTGCCGTCGCGGTCCAGCCCGTCTGGCCCGGCTCCATGCCGCAAATTTTCGCACCATTCGCGCCATTTTAGGTCCTGCGCTTTTTTGGTTGCGAGTTCGGTGATTTTGCATGAGGCCGCAAATGCCGAAACAATGAGGATGATTAATGCGAGGAGTTCGATCATGATATTTTAGTTTTGTTGGTGGTTTTGTTGGTGATTTTATTTTTAGGACGCCAGCCTTTGCCGAAATTAAATGTTCTTCCTTTTTCGTATCCGTCCTCGTTTTTCTCGAGCCAACGTGTGCAGGCCGCCCCAACGTCTGACAATGTTTCCCGGCCCATTCCCTCATGGCCGTCAGGGCTCAGGGTGAGGTCACGCCCGTTCATGCGTTTCACGATTGTTTGTGGGCCGAAAAGGCCATAAAAAATTGAGCGGGAGTCCCGAACCACGAATGTTTCGTTCCCCAAGTAACGACCTGGCGAGGGGAGGAATGAACGACACGGTGGGTCTCGCCGTCCTTGTGTTTCCAGGAGGTGTAGGGTGACGGAATCATTTCCCGGCCCCCAATGCGCGAGCCGCCGTCTTGCGCTGCTGCAACTCCGCAAAAAATGCCTTCCGGGCAAAGTCCGTGATTGTTTCTCGCGGGCTAGATTTCGCGCAGGCCAAAATGATGGCTTTTTTCATCGTCTCTTTGACGCTGATATTCAGTCGAGGTAATTCCATGGGAAAACTTTTACGCGCAAATGCGCAAGTGCGCAAGATAAATATTGCGCTGATGGTAAAATAAATTATGGTACCTAGGTAGATGAACCCAAAAAACCCCAAAAATATCATGAAAACCAAAATTAACGGAAACAACGCGGCACCCTCCGGTTATCGGCCCCTGAAAAATAAATGAAAATAATTGTTGACGTGGCGCAAAGTCACGTTTATATGTATCGCATGAACAAAAACCTGACCACCTCACTCATCAGCCTCCGCTCAACCCCGTGCCGCTGTGGATGCCACGGGAAAGACTCGTGGCACAAAAAAAACATCCGCCGCGTTGTCGTACAGACGTCCGACACTACCGGGACATTCCAAGCCCCTTGGGGAATTAGTAACGTCACCCGTGAAGAATTTATTGGCCCGACTACCGGACGGAAGATGTTCGGAATGTGGGTGAAATCCGAAGGCTGAAAAACTACCGGGGTTCAATCCCCCGGCAACCAAACCAAAAAATAAAAATTACAGAAACAGCCGTCGCAATCAAAAGACTCGACTCCGGGGAATACTGGAGCGGCAAGAAATGGGTGGCTTTGCCAAAAGCAAAAGAGTGGATCAGGCAAGCCACTGCTGGCGACCACGCAAAAAGCATTTCCGCGAAAATACCAAACATTCAAATAGCAATCATTCAAACCGTATGAAATCAGGAATTCACAAAATCACAATGCGGGAAATGGAACTGCTCGCCACAATCAAACACGAAGCGTCAGGCCGGTTGACTCGCGCCATGGCCGCGTTTCTTATGGGAACTACACCGCAGGCAATTGGGCGGCTGTCGTTTGCTCTATCGCGCAAGGGCCTAGCCGACACTGACGGAGCGGGGGTCATGAGGATTAACTGATGAAACCAGAAATCGAACGCGCCATCCGCGACGCCTTGGAGGCGTGGGAAACGCCGGACAGTCCAGAGGCAATGGTCTGCGCCATAGAGCACCGCAAGGCAGTTTACCTCGCCCTCTAAATGACCCCCGCCGCCCGGAACCGCAACAGCACCGGTTATCGGTCCTGAAA